CACCATTATTAAGGGCAAACCCTTCTGATGATACTATTGAAAGAGTTCCTGTCTGACCACCATACTGAGCACCCTCTATATAGTTTGTTTCAATCGCAACCCCAGACCGAATTAAGTTCTGAACTTGAGCCTTTCTAAGAGCACCAGCCACAGGGTCATATATCAGAACCTCCTCAGTTCCTTGAAAAGTGCCTTGCAGTTTTTCAGTCTGTCCGTTGATACAGGGCGGTAGCAACTGAGCCGAATCGACAAGGTCGTTCAGCATATCGAATGTGACGACCTGTCCGTCTACAAATGTTTCTCCTTTTTGAATCTGTGACATATTATTTCTTGGTTTGAATGTTCTTTGTGTTCATCTTTGAGTATACTGCGGCAGACCTAATTGTAGGTCTTTTGTTTGTGGCTACAAACGACAACTGGACACCAGTTCCTATCTTACGCAAAGGAATTCTTCTGGTCTCATCATTGATGGTTGGACTTCCGTAATTGTCAATTTGAGAAGATGAGTCTGGGTTCTGAACTAATGCAAAAGTCTTAATGGCAGTACCTGCATCAAACTCAAAGTCTATCTCGGCACTGCTAAATCGCTTGTCCTTAAAAGTACCAAACACATACCTGCGTGTAATCAGTTTGGACGATATTTGGTTTTGTCTAAACTCAAGTTGTCCCAACGAGAACGGAAGTCTTGGCCTTTCGTTTACCATATCCAGTATTGGAATGCCAAGAACAAGAGCACCATACTCATCGTACTCAAGTTCCTCAGGAAGGAATAACCCCTCGTTGGAGTCTATGATAAACAGTCTTCTTTGAGTGTTAAGTTTTGCGATGGCAAAGTTGAATATGTCTATCCCTGCTGGGTATGTATCAACTGACTCCCAAGCGTTTAGTATAAAATTATAAACCAATACGACATTGTTCTTTATTGAGTTGTCGATTGGCACAGCCAGATAGTATCTGTTGTTCCAGTATGCGGCAACAGCCCTATGAGCGTAGGTCTTGTTTATGCGTAGTATGATGTCATCTACAGGAGCGGACATCGGCTGTGCATTGGTCAACAAACGCATAGACTCATTAGAGCCAACCTGCGTTGGGTTCATCATATACACGCCATAATCAGACAGGAAGATGACACCTCCGTTTGCCTGTACTATGCTCTTTTTGGCAATGCACCCAATATCAGAAACAAGAGTCTTTATGAAACAGGTTGCATCAAGAGCATCTCCAGTTGCATAGCGACCAACACCTATATTCACATAAAATATGCTATTACGCATAAACACAGTGAACTCATTGAGAGTCCAAGGTGCTATGCCAACTACTTGGTCATTACCACCATTGTTGAATGTGAACGAGTCAAGGACATCCCAGTCGTTGTAGTCTAGGTAGTTGCTGACACAAACCGAATCCCTTCTTCTGGTGTTGTTTGGCTCGTTAAAGTACTTACCCTGTGCAATAAATCTATTGCCATAGTACATCAAGTCAGTGCAGTTTGGGAACTCGTGACCAACAGCAGGAGTAGTTGGAAGTGCGATTATGGACAAAGCCATATCCCACTTAAGTGGTCTAAGCAAGTGGCCTCTTGTGATAAACAACTTGTCCATACCTTGGCACAAGGTGCAACCATCGCTCGTGGTGATAGTCTCGCCAGCAGGAAACGGAACAGGAGCAGAAAGGCCAGAAGAGTATGTGTACTTATACAGGTGTGTTCCTGTGACAAACACTATGGTCTCTATTCCGTTTACATCTACATAGGTAGTGCTTCCGTAAATCTCAGTGCCAGAAAACTCTACTGTAGAAAGACGCTCAAGACCCTTTCTTGGTCTGGCTACACCTCTGTCAAATCTGTAGTTCTCAGACTTGCTGACCACGCCAGCAGGTAATGAGGATGGGTTGTCACGACTGTTGAGTCCGACAAATCCAGCATCACCATCCTTGACGAGTTCAACAGGCATTAGGTCTTGAAGAAGGCCGCATATATGCCGCTCAACTTGTCAGACCATCTGACACCGACATAGACACCGCCAAGAAAAGCGATTGAAGATGCAATAATAGTAAACATAAAATTATGTGTAGAACCAGATATCTGTGCCAATCTTAACAAGTTTGCTGACATTAGCACTCATATTGACGCTCCAAGCACCATTGATTGTTGGCTGACCTGCGTATTGACCAGCAATGTTAGATGTGCCACCAGCACTATAATCAGAAACAATTACTATTTCTGTTCCGTTGGGAAATGCGTATGTCGAGTCGGCAGGAATAGTAATTGTAGAACCACCCATTGCTGGAACAAAGTGGTTGATTTTGTTTTGGTCTCCAGCACCAAGAGTCGTAGGACAAGCCTGAACTGTCTTTACAACAAAAGCAGTAGTCTGAACACTTGCGTCTGGGAAGGTCAGACCGCCGCCATTGGGTGCAAGAACAAACTTGCCGTCATAGGGAGTAAACTTGTGGAGATAATGCGTTCCCGCACCTGTGTCATTGTAACTGTCAATAACAAGGTCGGTATTTAAGATGTTGTTGATTTGCGGAACATAGACAGCCCCAGTCAAAGTGCCACCAGCCAGAGGCAGGTAAGAGCCACCACCACCTGTAGCCACAGCCCAAGCCGCATTCTTACGGACATACTCAGAGCCGTCAGAAGGAGCATCCGTCAGATAACCCTGTGAAGTCACATATGATGTTGTAGCATATGAACTCATACCAGAGATTGTCTGGTAGGTGCTAGAGGCAGAAGATGTGGTTAAATATCCGCTGATAGAAGCACCAGCAGGGATGGTCACAGTTCCTGTAAAGGTAGGGCTGGCCTTGGGTGCAAACCCCAAAGTGACCCAAGTCTGCAAGGCCAAAGTACCAGAGTTTATTTCATCTATCTTTGCTTGAGTGACCTCAGTGCCAATTTCAACGACATTGGCAGGAAGCCCTTGGCTAAGGGTTATCGACATAAATTAGACGCTTGCGTGGGCAAGGTGGATTAATGTTGAGGCGGCTGTGGCTCTGACTCGGACAGTGCCATTGTAGTTGTCCAGCGAGAGCGACCCCAACGGAGCGACCAAGATACCAGCCGTGGCTGTGTCATCAAAGACGACCTCGATGTTGGCTGTCGTTGACTTGTTCTGGACAATGACAATGACTCGTCTGCTCGGAAGCGTAGGAGGAGTCAGGATAGTCGTGTAGGCTGTTCCAATGGTGAAGTCAGCGTGTGTTGCTCTCCTGATTGCAGGAGTGGAAAATGAAACATATGAGGATGACATTAGGTATAAGGGTTAATGAATTTAATTTTCTGAGTTTGGTTTTGTTGTCTTGAAATTTTGTCTGCCTCGATGGACAGCATCTGATTGGCCTTTGAGTCAAGACCTGCCGCTTCCTGAAGTTGACCTTCAGACACCAGCCAGTTGGCGGCGGCTCCCCAAGAAAGGTAGTTACCGAAAATGTAGGGAATCTCTATCTTCTGCCAGTTGGCAGGATGAGTATGTGGAGTGTTTCCTGCCGACACTGAAACAGTCAGAGCGGTATAGAAGTTTCCGTAGTGCGGCTGTCCAGAGATAGGAAGGTATGTACCAGTATTTGAGCCGCTGTCAAAGTACACCTGTGCTCCCTGATAGTACACCTTGGTGTCATCATACAGTTCGCCTGTTAGCACAGGACATTTCTTTCTGTAGTTATACCATCCGCTTTCAACAAGGTTAGAGCGGAGAATAATCTTTATCTGCGTTCCGTCCTCATAGACCTCATAGCCAATCTCTCTGGCTCTGGTAGAGACCTGAGGGTTCAGGTTATAGACCGCAAGAACCTCTCCCGCATCAGCAGGAAGAGTAAACGAAACGACATTATTTGCGTCCGTAGTTGTCGTAAATTGAGTAAGTCTGCAAACATCCAGCCACTCGTCTTGCTCCCACGCCTCACGGAGTCGAGCAGAAATGAAGTCACGGAACTGAGCAAATGTCTCGTCCGTAATGTTGTGCCTGTCGTTGCCACTATATTGAATGGCCTCAAAAAACACCTGTGAGAAGTTGGTTGTCCGCATTACTTTATAATATATCCGTCAGAGGAGAATACAGCCCCCTGTACAACTGTCTTTTTGCAATAATTGCGGACAGCGAGTTCGGGATTATCACGAAGGTATTCACGCATAAATTGCTTGTCCTTCCAGCATTCGTACCCGAGTCGCTGTCCCCAGTAGTGATAGGCATCCGCAGGAATGCTTGCGATTTTTCTGCCTAATCCTGCAACATCATTGGCCTCATTAAAGTGGCCGTGATGTGCTATTTGTTTTGCTTCCGCTTTGGCAACTGACTCACGCATTCGCCAGCCGTTGATGAGTTCCCTTTCCATCTCTTTATGGAGATGGGCAGGGATTATCTCAACAAGCGACTGGACGAAGTCGTCAGCCACTACGATTAGGTAGTGAAGTCGAACTTAGCGAGGCCAAGAGGATTCTTGACGATGCAAGTAGCGATAGCCTCGACCATTCGGGCAGGGCCACCACCATTGTCCGTCAGTTCCTTGACCTGAGCGATGTTGCCTCCGTAGCCAACGCCAACCAAGTCGAAGTTCAGCAGGTAACCGCAGAAGTTGTTCTTGAGGAAGAGCGAGGTGTGGATGCGAATCGAGCCGAAGTCACCTTCAAACACATCGATGCTGGACTTATAGACCGACTGTTCAGAATCTCTATTGAGGGTTCTGATGACAGAGGCCGTATTCGTGTTGGCATTCTGGCGGGTTGTGTAGGTAAGGGCGGTGAACGCTTGCTTCAACTTGTAGCCACCAAGGAGGTCAAACTCCTGCGGACGGCCTTGCTGTTCAAAGACGGAGGCCAGAATGTTCTGGACAACAGTCTCATCGAGAGCGGCAGTACCGACAGTTGAGATGGACGAGGTAGGAGTGCGGAATGATGTCGGCACAGGAAGGTAAGCATCACCTGTGAAGTCATTCTTAATCCA